CTCCTATCACATATTAGAAAATGAACCCATTGAACAGATACCTTTTGCTACTGTTACTGCTATCCCTATGCCTCATCGTTTCTACGGATTATCAATTTACGATTTGATAGGTGATGTACAAGAGATTAAGACCACCCTTTTAAGACAAACTTTAAACAACGCATACTTGCAAAATAACGCAAGAACAGTCGTTGTTGATGGCCAAGCTAACATAGACGACCTCCTTACATCTAGAGCTGGAGGGATTGTGAGGGTGAAATCACCTGGAGCAGTCTCTCCTATGGCAGCACCTAACTTTATGAGAGAAGGTCTAGCTATGATCGACAAAATCGATCAAGTAAGAGAAGGCAGATCAGGTGTATCTAAAGTTCAAATGGGCCTTGATAGTGAAACTATTAATAAATCACACACTACAGCAACTAGTGCCAATGTGATGATGAACGCATCGACACAAAGAATAGAGTTATATGCTCGTAACTTTAGTGAAGGTGTTAAAAGAATGTTTCAAGGCATTTTACAATTAGTTTGTAAGTACCAAGACCAAGAGAGAATAATAAAATTAAGAAATAGATTTGTACCTATGAACCCTAGAGAATGGCTTGATAGATACAATGCAACAGTACAAGTTGGACTAGGTACAGGATCACAAGATCAAAGACTAGAAGTATTAGGTCGAGTCCTTGCAGTTCAAGAAAAACTAATAAGTGCTGGTGGAATGGGTATTGTCGATCCTCAAAAGATATATAACACCTTAGAAAAGTATTTAGAAAATGCTGGTTACAAAGATGCAAGTCAGTTCTTTAACAACCCAGCTACCATGCCTCCACCACAACCCAGACAAGCAAGACCTGATCCTACAGTTCAATTAGCTCAAGCTGAACAGCAGAGGCTTAGAGCAAAAGATCAAGCAGAATTACAACTTAAAGCTAGAAAACAACAAGTTGATGAAACATTTAAGGCAGAAAAATTAAATTTAGACCAACAAAAACTAGCAACCGAAGTTCTTAACGAAGCTGAGAGCAAAAATTTAGAAAAAGAAAAATTAGCAACTAAAATTATACAACAAGGAATAAACTAATGGCATTTACACCATTTCTACAAGGCACAAAAGCACAAGGCATTATAGACAATTACCTCAACAATACTGCTGGTGGGTTTCCTCCTTTTCCAAGTCCATCGACAAACCCCTATATAGTGGACAGTACTCCTTTCATACCACCAGCAGCACAACCCTCACCTGAAACACCAGGTATTGATACTCCTAACTGTGATGAATTATATCCTGGAGAGGGCAGAGTTTATGATCCAGTCCTTCAGGCTTGTGTTCTACCAGAGATGGAGTCACAGGGTGATGGTGATGATAACAATATGATGGGAGAAACCTATCAAGGTGTTGGAAGTGTATTTAGTCCAGAACAAAATGCTTTTATGAATTTAGGTTTAGGTGCTGAAGGTTTAGATAGAGACTCAGCAATGTCATATTATGGATCAGGCGAAATAGATCCTTATGGAACAGGATTAAGTGGTTTATTTAGAAGATTTACTCCTATGGGCCAACTATCAACTTATTTAGACACAAATAGATTAGTAAATGCTGGAGTTCTTAATAGAGCAAATGATGGAACTTTAACTTTTGCAAAAGGTGGTAATTTAAACTTAGTTCAAGCTAATCAGGCATTTGAAAATCAATTAGCAAAAGACAACATGATGGATTTTGCACAAAATACCTTAGGTAGAACTGCTGAAGAAGC